ATGGAGATGATTAATGTGTTCGTTAAGAATAAAGTAATTGATAAAGACGAAATTCAAAGAGTAATTGCAAGTAGAGATTTAATAACATATGATTCACTAAAGAAAGACTGGGACGCTGTGTTAGAAATGAGTAAAAATTTGAAATTAGAATCTAAGAATAATGAATTTAATTTTTATGAAATGTATGAAATCGTCTTTGGTAGTAATTTGTATGGTTTGACTTTGGATGAATTAGAATATATAAGTGAAAATAATTTATTTGAATTTGATGAAAATAATATACTTGATTATAGATGTAAAATGAATCTTGAAAGAAGAATCAATTATTATAAACAAAATCTTTCTGATTTAACTAATTGTTTGCAAAAAGGTAATGTAGGAAGTTATTTTAGTAAATACAGTGATTTATTTCACATGGCTGGTGGTGGAATAGAAATAGCAACATTTTTAGGTTTAAATAGAAATGGTGTTGAACTTACTCCAGATGGTGAAAAATTAAAAGCTTGTATAGAAAATATTAGACAATTACATTACAATGAAATTAAACAAAGGGCTGCAGCATATAAAAGTGGTTCAGTTAAAAGATAGCATTTAAGAATTAAATACTAAATAAAAAATCATGACACGTTATGAAATTACGAAGTAAGTTTGTAAGTGTGATAGATTTTTATAAATTTATTTTCATTACGAAGTTTTGAAAATAAAAACATAATTTTGCTCGGCTTTATGCCTTGCTAAAATTATGTTTAAAAGGGTTTCAAAAGGGATTTCCCTTTGCACACCGTTATTGTCTTTGCCAATAGTGTAGTGTGTTACTAAATTGTCAAAATAAAACTACTCTCAAGTTAAATTGAAAGTAGTTTTTATATTATCTCGAAAAGTCCGAGTTTAGTATCAAACTGGTGCGGGTGAAGGGAAAGAATTTATTAATATATGCCATATATATAAATACTCATAAATCATTGAATTGTATGACATTAATACTATTATAATTCTACCTATTTCTTTGACATTTTAAAAATAATGTACCTAAAGTGTACCTAAAATGTTATTCGGTATTATCTAGAAAGGAAGATAATAAACAATGAATAACTATTGTATAAATTTAAAAAAAAGAAAGAATAAACCATATTGTAAATTAATGAACAAAGAAATACAACTTTCCACTTGTAGAGAATGTAATAATAAAAAATATAAAAAGTCCACTTCTGACAAAAAAAGTCCGGCTGCAAGTGGACTACAAAGTGGACAACAAAGTGGACAACAAAAATCAAATAACAATCAAATGAGAAAATATTCACAAACATTGGCAAAAAAACAACAAAAACCAGTAAAAATGCAAAACAAGTCAAATAAACTAGCAAGTCTAGAAAGAAATAGATATAGTGTATTTAGTAATGATACTGAAAGATGCTACTTATGTGGCAGTACCTATAAACTAACTTGGCACGAAATATATACAGGAAAGAATAGACAAAATTCTATGAGATATGGTCTATGCTTAAGGTTATGTTTAAATTGCCACTCTAAAGAGCAAGAAGACAGCCAATTTAATGATTATTGGCACAAGCAAGGGCAATTATACTGGGAAAAGAATATCGGCTCTAGAGAAGAATTTATAAAGGTATTTAGAAGAAATTATATAAAATAAAAAAGCTATAGGTTAACTACTCTGTTAATGTCTATAGCTTTTCTTTTTGGCATACTATTAGTCTGAAACCATGCTCTTTTATTTTTGATATTATATTTAATAATTAAAATAGTATCTTTTCTTCTTGTTAATCTATAAATAATATCTTTATTATTTATTCTTTTTTCAACCATATTATCCCCTCATTTGGCTAGATATTATAGCATAAATTGATATAAAATGCAAATCAGGGCATAAAAAAAAGAAGTAGACAATTAAGTCCACTTCAATTTAATATAATTTTACACTATCCCAATTGGTAGTTCCATTCTGGAAGTTAAGATTAACTTGTCTTTGTACTTCATCGTAGTTAGATCCTAGTGCATTTTTTCTATCTTCTCCATTACCAAAGTCTCCTCTGATAGTCTTTCTAACTAAATCTAGAATATCGACACTTGGCTCTGGTGCAGGTGCTAGAATTTCATTAACTCTTGCTTGCACTTCTGCATATCTATCGCCTAATGCATTCTTTCTGTCCTCGCCATTGCCATATTTGCCTTCTATTACTTCTCTAGCAAGTTCTTCGGTAGTCTTTTCTTTAATAGGCTCTGAATTATTAATCTTGTTTGCTTCATCAGCGATATATTGCATCTTACTTCTTAGATAATCTCCAGGACAAGTGGTATTAGTAAACATACTATGCCAAGTTAAGTTCTTTCCTGACACCAATGTTCCTAAACCTCTTCTCTTAGCGATATCTGCTACTAACTTAATAACAGCATTTAAAGTAGTATCGTTAACATACCAACTATTATCATTGTCTGATATTTCGATAGTTATTGATTTACAATTGCTATCCCAATTTGAATTAGTCCAAGCAGTATTTTCTTCATCAACATAATTAGCAATACTGCCATCATAACCTACACCATAGTGAGAACTACCATATCTACCTTTTGCTTGAAATATTCTACCACATTGTTCTGCAGTTAATCTTCCTGCCATATGATGAATAGTAATTGCTTCAATACTTCTACCACTTCTACCTTTAGTATAATTCCCCTCATCTGCAGGTACTACTACTTGTACTAAACTTGATTTACTCATCTACTTCATCCCCTTTACCATTACTTAGTTCTAATTCCATTTCTTCTGTTAATACTAATTCTTCGCTATTCATTACTATCACTACCTTTCTTATCATTCTTAGCAAAGTAAAAAGTCATAATCATCATTACCATTGGTATGAATTGTTCTGATGTTACCTTGTCAGCAAACCAACCCACTACCAATGCTATAACCATTATAATTGTCATTATACTTTTTAAATCAATTAATTTTGCAACTTTTTTTAATACTTCATTTTTCATTATATTTTACCTTCTTTCTTTAATTTTTCCCAATGATCATGAACATAGCTATTACCACCATGTTGACAATAATCGTCATATAGTTCATAACAGATTAATTTTTGTTCTAATGAAAGTGCTCTTTTATCTGCTAATTCCATAAAATTTATCAAATTCGTTTTTATGTTTGATAAATTGTTTTCTTTTATTTCTTTTCTTATTGGCTCCAACAGCTTGTTCAATGCGTTTACTATTGTCTTTTTTAAATATACAATAGAGCCAATTAAGGCTACTATAAATGCCAAAGTTTTCGCTATTTGGCCTAAAGTTATACTCTCCATCACTCAACCTCTTTCGTTTCCTTTTAGTTTCATATTATCGCCACCTTTATTTTAATTTTTTTGCTTGTATGCTTGTTGCATATTTACCAAAGCCATTATTCATTTCAAAAGGTTGTCCATTATAACCTTTTGCTGCCAACTGCAGATAATATGTTTTGGTAGGTTCTAATTCTACTGTAAAAACTTTTAACGGTAAAGCCCAATAGTTATTGCCAACACCGCTTCCTTGAAATAAAGTCCCTGCACCGCTTAGTAAATCGTTGTCAGTACCCTTTTCCTTTAATTTATAAAAAAGCCAAGCATTTAAACAACCTGATGTATAACCACTTATTTCTAATAACTTAGTGTTTTTTATAACAATTCTATTATTACTTGTATCTGCTACAATGTCTCCATAACTAATTGGTTCTTCCCAACCTGTAACTATAGTTTCACTATCAAATGTCTTATATGCAAAATTAGTATGCATACTAGCAAAGCCAAAATTTAAATAATTACTCAATGTTTCTGCTTTACCATTATTATCTTTTATTGCTACATCACTAGCATTTATCTTTTTATTTAATCCAAATAAATTACTTAATACTTGCATAATTTTGCTTACTAACATATTAATCTCTCTATTTTATTTATAGCCAACAACCTTGTATATTTTTATATAACTTATTGTATATTTGTCATGTGTAGTCAAGTCTACCAAACCGCATTTTCTAATTGATACATTTCTATTATCTACATCAACAGTGGTCATCATTTGTTGTGCACTAGTGCCATCATAGATTCCTAATATCAGGTTTGCGCTTTGTTGATACTCATAAAAAAGTTTTACACTGCTGTTTCCAAAATTACCATTTTTACCATAACCAAAAAATATTTCTAAATATTCATAGTTAGAAGCACTATCGGTTAATGTAAAATTGGCATTTGTTCCATCTGGATTATCATACAAGGTAGTTTTTTTTAGATAATTGTCAAGACTCATACCTTTATTATTTGAATTTTTAATTGCTATGTCACTTGCAGATATTTTAGTATTATTTCCAAACAAATTTTTCAATACTTTCATTAAAGTTCGCATTATTCAGTCCTAATCCATATATAGCAAGTTATGTACGGTTGTAGGTTGTTATGTGATTTATCTCCTCCAGTATTACCAGTTTCACGATATGGTTCTAATGCAGAGGAAACATTCCAATCACCACTTGTACCGTGTTGGAACCAATCAACTCCAACATATTTCTCTGTATGAGTATGATTTGGCATTTCTTCAATTGTTAACTTATGTTTCTTTTCTCCGCCTGTTTGCTTAACAATTTTGAAGTCATTATCATTTTCATCTACACACACTAAAGTTTTACCTTTTCCAAACAACTCCCAAGTGCCGCCAAATCTTAAAGATGGATTTTCATTTCTTGTAGTTAGAAACAAGTCTCCAACTTTATAATAAGCATTTGGATAGTAGTTATCAGTACCACTTTTTAGTGTTCCACCTTTACAAACCATAACTTGCTCCCATTGGAGTAAGTACTAAATAATACTCCCTCCAATCTGTAGAGAGATTATCGTTTTTGTTAGTAAACGACCCCCCCCCCTCATTAACTCATAGTTTACTTTTTTCATTTTACATCTCCTTTTCTTATTCTTGCCAATCTTCCTCTACTGTGAAGAAAAGCACTGGATAATCATTCAGATTAAGTTTTCCATACACATCAACACCATCTTCACCAATTGCCATTGCCTCTTGACCTTTTGGTAATGTGACCGCTTCAGTAGCAATTACAAACACATCTTCAAAAGATATTTGAAACTGATATTCTTCATCATAGGCAAATGAACTACCTAATAGTAAATTACTTACCCTAAATGTATTGTCAGTAATAGTAGCAGTTATACTACCACCATCAGTCCAATCAGTAGTTCCCGATTTTCTATATTTAAAACTACCGCTTAATGAATTAGCCTTAGTATCTGTAAATGAACCATTAAAATATGCTCCATTACAATCTAAGTAAGCCTCATTAGATGTTCCCTCTGGTCTAGTAATTGAAATAGTATTTATGTGTAACTTGATGTAATCAATCATATCTAAAGTTACATCTGCTGAATTAGAATAATTTCTACTATCTGTTGCAGATACACTTACTTTATTTGAACCTATAGTATCAAAAGTATTTTCTTGCAAATTAGAAGCTTGTCCATCATTCAAATTAATTGAATAACTTTTAATAGTAGCACTCTTTTTAGCAGTAGCACTGATTGTTACTTTTGGCTTAGATATATATTTAACAAATTTAGTGTTATTACCAGTTATAGTAGTTACATTTGTATTTGTATCAATAACTGTAGCAGTTACATCAGGCTTACACACACTTTCTTTAGCATATAAATTGAATTCTGTAGCTTGTGTATCACCAATTTGTGTATCACCATTGTAGGTTGTACACAAAATATTACCTTTTATTTCTTTAGCATCAGGAATTAATGCGTATATTTTATCTTCAATTTCACTGGTTTTAAACTGTATCGTAGTTTCACTAGTTTTATCTTCAATATTTCCCACCAAATTTTTAATCTTGTAAGTAACTCTGCTTGTAAATGATGATGCTTTTTTGTCAATACTAATTACTGCATTATCACCTATATAAGGACTACTACAAGCGACTTCGCTTGCTCTTGGTATTTGTGGTAAATTAGCACTAGCAGTAATAGTACCACTCCAACCCCAGTTAGGGAAACTAATTGAAGCATTACCAGTTACACTACAAGTTCCATCGTTATTGTGATATACCCAACCGCTAGTAGTTACACTTACTGATTCTCCAGTAGTGGGCCTTGTACAACCTGCACTTTGATAACTTGCTCCTGTACCACTTACACCAATTGTACCTTGATCATCTTGAATATAAGTTCTATCGTAGTAACTTCTTGCTTGATAATAAACATAAGTTCTATTATTTGCTATATCTTGTTCTGAATACCTAGCATATAATCTTACATATAGATTACCACCACTATTACCAATATACTTTTGGCCTAGATATTGCCAACTTGTTGTTAATGTTGCCATTCACTACACCTCCAAGTCCTCTAGATCTTCAATTAATTCCTTTAAATGGAATATTTTAGTTACCTTTTTATTATTTTTAGTAGATTTAACAAACTTTAAATAGCCAATCTGGGCAGTTCCAGTAACAATCAATTTATCTATACCAGAACCTTTATTGTTGAAGATTGCGTTTAATTTTGCATAGTTATATACTCTTATACCGAAATTATCTAATAATGAATTATTAGGATCTGTTGATGTACCTATCGATAAGCCTTTAGTACTAAAGTTGAAGTTCATATCTGTTATTTTGCCTTCAAGAGTTTCTATTGTCCCATTAGTAGTTTCTAAACTCTTCTGTACATTTTTTATTGATATATCATAATCATTAACTGTTTGGGTTACTTGGGATAATTGACTTGATTGTTCATTTTGCGTTTTTACTACTGCATTAATTTCATTTTTTATATGATCTACATCCAATTTAACTTTGTTTGTATTTTCTTTTGAACTTCCAGCAAGTTTATAATCTGTAGTGCTTTTTTCTTGTACATCAGCACCAATTTTACTTCTAATTCTGCTAGTAGTTTCGTAATTAAGTATCACACCATTAAAAAAATTACCTTTTTTATCGGTAATTTTAATAATATCATTAAGGTCATAACAAAAGCCATCTACAAAATCAGTAAGTTCAAATGGTATAATAGACATGCCAATAATATAATTAGCAACTGTATTTATCATTTCTTCTTTATATAAATCAACAAATGGATTGTCTAATATTTTCCATTCAACAACATTTTCAGGTTTAATTGTAGGATAAGATATATCATTATTCATATCTTTTTTTCCTAATGTCACAACATTAATTAGACCAAATTGTTGTTCCTTACTCAATTTGATATAACGGCTGTTAGAAACAGTATGGTTAGTGTTATATTGGTTTTTAATTGCTAATTTACCATTACGATTAATAAAAGCAACGGCTCCACCTATTTCAGCCAATCTACTTATAACTTCTCTATATGTTGTGGTTTCATCAAAATTAGGTTGTCTAAAATCATAGTCATACCAATTGAAATCGGTCGTTTCTAATTCTATTCCCAATTTTGTACATATTTCTTGAACAATTTCTAAACCAGTATGTGTTTCATTATTTGACCAAACTAATAGACTTTCATACTTATCACTAAAAAGTTGTCCCTTGTCTTGTATATCTTTAAAGCTTATTGTTTTTTGAGATACATTAGTAGTAATTTGCTCTGCTCTAGGAATAAATATACCTTGTGGAACATATTCCATCACACCATTTATTTCAATTCCTTTATAAATAGTTATTTCTTTATCTTTAAAGTCTAAATTCCCATTAATATCATATATTTCAAAATTGCAAGTTTTAATTGGAAAACCACCAATCATTGCACTATTTTTGTGTGTTATTTTAGGGGTAGTTTTTATTTCGGATACATATTCTACATTATCTACGACAATTTTACTTTTTGTTTTTAATGATGTCTTTTGTTCCAATTCATTTTTATAATTATTACTTATAGCATACATAATTATTCAACTCCATTTGTAATAAATCTAATTTGAAATGGATCAGTGTGAAATTCATCATTAATAAGATTAGCAGTTATTTTATCACCAGCAACATACATTGATTTAGTAACAAAGCCTTTTTCTTTCAAATCATAAAATGTCACACTACAATCTGTCTCTTCAAGTAGATTAATTAGTTCTGCAGCTTTCATTTCATCTCTATAATCTTTAAAGTCGTAATATACTTTTTTTATCATACCTATGACATCATGATACATAGTTCCATCATCACTTCTACCAGCATTATCTCCTTCTTGCATAGAATATTCCCAACCAATGCCATCAGCAGTATAAATAGTGTTATTTATTTTAAATTGATTTTTTTTCATCTTTTCACCTCTTAATTAAGTTAAAAGAGAAGTCTATACTAACAATAGAACTTCTCCTTCTTCTATTTGTGCTTGATTGATTTTCTTTATAATTTTTCTTCCGTCCTCATATCTTACCTCTAAAATAATTCTCATTTCTTTGGTATTACTTAAAGAATTACTATCTTTAATAGCTTTCATTGCTTGCTCATATATTTTGCTTTCTGGTGTTGTTATTTCTGGTTCACGCTTGTTATCACCAACAATAGCAAGTTGTGGATCATTTTTTTTAAAATAACCACCTTGTGCTAATTTTGGTATTTTACCTATATTCAAGCCTTTTCCTCCAACTCCCGGTACCCAACTTGGTATTTTAATTTTGTTAAGTCCTCCTATAAAAGCATTTATACCATCAATAATTAAATTAATAGGAAATTTAAACACAGCAACTAAACTATCAACAATACCTCCAAATATATCTTTAACACCTTGCCAAGCCTTTTTCCAATTGCCAGTAAATATACCTGTTATAAAGTCAATAATTCCGCCAAGAGTTCTAAATATCGAACCCACAACATCACTTATTACCGCCACAACACTACCAAAAACACCACTTATCAAGTTACCTAAATAACTAAAAACTGGTGCTAATTTATCATAAATCCAACTCATTATAGGATAAATAAATTTATTGTATATCTCCAAAGCACCATTAACTAATTTTCCTATAAAATCTCCAACTTTTGTTACAACTTTACTTAAATGTTCTTCCCATAACCAAGACATTGTTTCTAAAAATGGTGTAATTATTGGTTCCAAAACATTATCCCATACTTTTTGAAACAAACTTATTATATTTGTAACAAATTCACCTATATTATTTACAAGTGGTGCACCATGTTTATCCCATAAAATTTTTAAGATACCACTAAAATCAGCCCATCCTTGAGTTATAAGTTGTAATGCAGGGTCTATTGCAGTGGTCCATATAGAATTAAAAAGACCACTAACACCATCTATAATAGGTTGTCCCCATGTTTGAATACCATTTGATATATCAGTCCAAAAAGTAGTCCAAAAACCAGACATATTAGTTAAAGTAATTGAAACATTTCCTTTTATATTATCCCAAGTAGTCTTTGAATTTGATACAAAATCTGTGCCTAATGTTTTCCAGTAATCCCATAAAAAAGAGCCATAATTAGTTACCGCTCCTACAAATGCACTTATTGGTTCACTATTCCAAGCGCTTTTTACTTTATCTTTTATTTTATCTAATATAGATATTGTTCCACTATCATCAATAGTAGGAGTTACTATTGAAGTACTAGATCTAGTATCAGTTCCACCACCATCACCAGAACCAGAAGAACTATCTTTAGTTTTTAAAACATTTACTTCATCTACTCCAGCAAATGCTTTGTTAATTTTTTTTGCAGATGTTACTGCATCATTCGCAGAATCTTTAGCACTTGTACCTATTCCAGCAATGCTATCACTGGTCTTTGATACCACATCAGGCATTTTTAAACCAAATGTACCCATAACTACTTGTATTTTCTCAAATAGTCGTGTTACAGCATTTATAGCACTATTTATAATCGGAATAAATAATTGTGCTATTGGTGTTACTACCTTTCCAATTGCAACAGTCATCTGATTAAAATTGAATTTTAATTGTTGTATTTGTCCCGAAAAAGTTTTTGTATATGCACTAGCATCACCAACTTGGAACCTTGTTTCTTTCATTATCCCATTGTATTCAGCTTGTATTTTTTGGGCTTGCGTCATTGCAGAAGTGGTAGTACCATGTGCTTTAGCCCAATCTTCCCACATCTTTGCAACATTTTTAGTAACACCAGCATTATCAACAAGAATACTATTCTCATTTTTAAGACCCTCCGTAGCAGTTACTACAGCCTCTCCTAAATCATATGATGCTTGTCTACCAAAGGCAGCACTATCTTTTAGTCGAGTAAGAGTATCCTCAATTTGAGAAGTGTCATATCCTCTAGATAATAGATTTTTATATGCAGTAGCAGTCTCTTCTATAGATACTAAACCATCGGCAGTATACTTTTTAATAAAATCTTGTGCTTCTGAAAATGAATTGCCAGTACCTTGTACAATACTATTTAATCCTGTAAAAGCACTTTGAGCTTTACTAGCACTTGAAACACATTCTTTAGTAAAGTTGACAACTTGTTTGACTGCAAATGCTCCAGCAATAAAACCACCTATTTTTTTGAAAGTACCAGAAAAAGCATTTTCACTACTTTTTAATTTATTATTTAACTGTTTATCATAGTTAGAATCATTTAGTTTTAAATCAACTCCAACCGCACCTACAGTAGTTGCTTTTGCCATAAAATGCACCTCCTATCCAAACATTTTTGAAAATATTTTTGAAATATCTTCAGTTTTTAGTTCTATTTTTTTGATTTTATTATTTTTTCTTCTAAATTCAGCCCATTCACTACGAATTTCTTTTTCTTTTTTTGTCATTTGTCTTATTTTCTTTGAATCAGTTTCCGCTCTGATTTGTACAACATATCCAAGTGGTGTTTCACCATTTAATCCAGATAATAGTTGTCTAAACTCCTGACAAGGAATATTTTCATATTCGTAATAAAGTCTAATTCCGTATTGTTGAGCAAAACTAGAGACAATCAAGTCCCAATCAAACCTTAAATCATAATAAGTTTCTGGGACTATTAGTTTTTTCTCATTTGTTCTTTTGATTGTTTTTCTAGTAAATTAGGATCTTCTCCAATGATTGCACCTATAATACAATAAGATAAATGCATCGCACTTGAAACAGGTAAATCTAAATCTTCTATTTCTTTACTTGCCTCTTTTCCTAATGCTAATTCATAAATTTTTGAAGTTCTTTCTTTTTCATTCAATTCCTTATCTTCTTGAGTTTCTTGTATTTTTTCCCAAGTTTTCTGTCTATCATCAACAGTATAAAGTTTGTCTCCAATTTTTAATTGTGGATGGTTATCTCCACTTAATATTTCTTTTGTTATTCCAGTATCAATTATTCTCATTTATATTCATCCTTTCTTTTTATAAAATAAAAAAGGGTAAAGATTTAAATATCCTTACCCTGTTGTAGCTGCTGTAAAAGTTGGCTTTCCTTTACAAGTAATATCACCACTTAATGGTGCTACATCAGTTGCAGCCCCTAATATGTCAGTTAAAGCAGTAACAGCAGTAAACTCCAACTTAGAACCATCTGGAAAATCAATTTCCCAATCAGCCTCAGCATCTTTAGCTAGTTTATATCTTAGTCCTTCTACATAGTCATTTCCTGTGTCACCTAGTGTTCTTTTTCCACTAAAAGAACCACTCAATGCTTTTGCGGTTAGTAAAGCATTTTGCCAACCACCATCATTTATTGAATACCAAGTTTCAGTATTGCTTTCAATACTTAAACTAAATTCTTCTAAATCTGCTACTTCACTATAAACTGCTTGTCCAGAAGCACCAGATGTTTTGACTTTGACCTTACAATTACTTACTGAATATTGTCCGATTGTAATATTTGCCATATTTATCACTTACCTTTCTTCATAAAAATTTAATTCTATAGAGTATTCATACACATTATTATCATCAGTTCCTAAGTTAATAGGTTCACCATACAACATTTGTACAAATACTCGTTTTTCATTAATAAAAAACGACCTCTCATTAAAGAAGTCATATATTTTTTGTGCCATTATTTCAGCATCATTTTGATTTTTAGTATATCTTAATAGAATAGTAATTGGTTTAATATTTGTAGATTTATTTTTTGCACCTCCAAATACTCCAATATAACTATTATTTCTTTTGGAATTATAAAAACATATTGCTTTTTCTTTATTATTATCAATTTTACCTATACTAATAGAGTCAATCCACTTAAATTCACTTTTAAAGTAATCTTTATATTCTTTTAAAGTCATTTTAACTTTCCTTTCAATATTTTTGTAAAAGTTTTAGTAGCAAATTTCTTTTTATTACCGTTGATATATGATTCAAACCATGCACCACCAGCATTTTTATTATGTGTCTTTTGATAATTATATTCAGGATGAAAATAAAGTCTCCTAGCATATACAGTATCAGATACAATAGACACAACGCCACTGTTTTTTTTAGAATCATCAATAAATGTACTTCTATTTTGCAATGCTCCAGTATCAAATGGCATTATTTGACTTTGTTCTAAATCACTTTTTAACGCATCAGCAGTTTCAACTAAAGCTTCTTGCATTAATTTCTTAACATAAGCATTACCTTTAGGATCTATTTTACTTGTAACTTTAACTTTCATTTTATTTCGAACTCCGTATGATGTATAGTTCCATTAGGATTTCTAGGTCTATAACCTGCATGTATCTCATAATTACATCCATTTATAGTAATAACGCCATCACTAATATTACTTAATGATGGTGCTATATCTCCCTTAATAATAACTTTTCCTAGCAATGTTATTTGTTTGCCATTAGAATCAATAATTCTTTTGGATTTTTCACTAAAAATACATTTACCACTAGTTTTAAAATTTTCTATAGGTTCTCCTTCTTCAGATATTCCTATATCATTTAAAACTAGTGAATAATCTGTATTTAAAAGAAAATCAGGAAATGGTAACACCTTAATATTGTTTGCCATTACCTTAACCTACTATCCAAACCAGTTTTATGCACATAATCATATGCTATTTCCGACATACTTAATTTTTGTGCAATACTTTTTTTAGAACTATCAACACTTACAGATATATCAAGGACAGAATAAGAAGAAATATCTCTATTTTCTTCATTGTTATATCCATTCCTTTTGACATATTCTGCTTGACAACAAATTGCTTTACTTATCTTTTCTTTCTGAAAATTGGTTAAATTATTAAAGCCTATTTTAACAATTCTATTAAATGTTATACTATCAATTTTTTCTTGTGCTAATTCCAAATATTTGTCTATTTCATCATCAGATAACAAACTACCTTTAAATGTATTTAAATAATATTTTTTATCAACATAAAGTGTCATTTAAGCCACCTCCTATTGAAGTGGTTTCTTTTCCACTTCTTTTTTTTCAACTTTTTTTAGAGAAGAAGGCTTAATGCCTTCTTTTATCTCCTCAAAGCTTTTATTTTTTCTTAAGTTTTCAATATAGAAGTTCAAATTTTCTTCTACTATTTGATTAGTTTTTTTATTTTTGAACTTCGCCATCGTTATCATCCTTTTTAGGTTGACTTTTTATATCTTTTTCTTTTGATTTATCATCCTTTTTAGGTTGACTTTTTATAATTAATCCAACAGTTCTCATTTTATCCCTCCTATTATGCAGTTGGTGCTGCTTTATGATGTAAGTAGATTCCTGCTACTTTGTTTTCATAAACATCTGCTAGTCCATATTTTCTATAACCGAATTTCCATCCATCTGAAGTTTGATTTGCCTCTGGTGTAATAACTTTAGGTGCGATATGTTTATTATATTGCATTACTGCACCTTTATGAATTACCATAAAGTTAATATCTGCTCCGTTTGTATCCCCAGTATCTGAACCTTTAGCATGTCTTTTGTAACCGCCTTTAGTTTCACCACTAGTTTTACCATCTAACATATCAATAGCAGTATAAAATCTTGTTTGAGGTACAAGTACAATTTGTGAGAATCTTGCTAATACTTCTTTTGATTTTGTAGTATCAAGATCATCAACTAAACCTTTTAATGTTGGAGTAATAAATAATATTCTATTCTCGTAAGGCACTTCATCCTCATCCATTTTGTTTGTTGCTGCTCTTAAAGCACTTATAACATCAGCTCCTGTTGATAAAGTATCTGGTGTTGCAACCTTTGAAATACCACTAACTCCTGCATATGTAGCAAATCTGAAAGCATCGCCTTCTGGTGCAACTTTTGTACGAATAAACTCACTTGCTAACCTACCATAAGCAAGTCCGGCAGTTTCCTCATCATCCATTGCATCAACAGTAAACATTCTACCTCTTTCATAATTAAATTTTACTGTTTCATTAGTCATAGTCACATCACCATTGGTGTAGCCACTATTTCTATCATAATCACCTAAAGCATCCATATCGATTTTAGGAATTATAATTTCATTTGCATTTGCTCCTGCTTTTGCTAGTGAATCATCACTATCCAATATAGAAGTTAATGCAGAATTTTTGTATACCTCATCTAATAAAGGTACATATTTTTTGAATTTTGCTATACTATTTGCCATTTTTAATCATCTCCCTTTCTTTGGCAATAAAAAATGAGATTTATTTCAATCCCATAATTTTTCGCATATCTGCAAGTTCATCTTTTGTTTCTTCTTTTCCATCGTCACCAATTTTAAAACCTTTTTGTTTATCTTCCGTTTTACTAATTAGTTCTGGAAAATCTTTTAATAAGTCTTCGATTTCAGTATTTAATTTACTTTCATCTAATTGACCATCCTTATCAAGAATGTTTTTCTTGTCTACTAATCTTACTGCTCTAGTGATTTTTTCATCTTTAACATTCTTTCTAAGTAAAGCATTTTCGATTTTGGTATTAATTGCTTCAAGAGTGGCTTTTTCTGCTTTTTTAATAGCCTCTTGTGTTTTTTCATCAACACTTTTAGATTTTTCCTCTTCTTCTCTTGCCTTTGCTAAAATTGATTTAGCCTTTTCAACATCATCAATACCTAAATCCCTCAATTGCTTTGCTAAAGCCTTTTGTTCGTTTTTTAAACTGATATCATTTAATTCTTTGTCAGTATACTTTTTTTCTTCTACTTTTTTATCAGTTTCTTTTACTCCATCATCTTTAGCATTTTTTTGATTTTCTACTGATTCATTGTCAGCAGTGTTATTTGCATTATTTTCTTCCCCACTATCAGCAAATAATTGAATGTTTAGCGGCATTAATTCTTTTTTCATATTTCTCCTTTTTCTATGTTGGATAAGGTCATCCACACTCCGTTTATTAGATACGGTCAAACTATATTTTAGTGCATAATAAAAACCAGTATTTCTACCGACTTATTTTTATAAGCACCATAGAGTAGATATTAAGTCTTTACCCTTCCCGTTCGGCACGCCTAACTTTTTCAGCCTACTCAGATGTAGCGTTTTTTATATCTACTCTATGCTACCTATAAAGGTAACACTATTTTCTTTTGTTTAATAAATTAACAATTTCTCTATTTTCCAATCTTGTTTTTTCTAATTCATTTTTTATTGCAGATAATACACACATTATAAAAAATAATAAAATTGCTATAATTATTAATATTGCTATCATATTTATTTCCTTTCTACATATAATATTAATGGTCGGAGTAACGAGATTTGAACTTGTAACCTCTAGTTCCCAAAACTAGTGCACTACCAAGTTGTGCTATGCTCCGATTTGACACATTATAGTTTTTGTGCTATAATGTATATATTAAAAGTTGTAGTCGTGGTGACCTTTTCACCTAGTGTTACAACTTTTATTTTTTTGTATTTATATTTTTGAATATTAAAAATTGTTTATCTTTCTTTATTCCAATTTCCTCAACCCATGGTGCTTTCCACTTAAATAATTTATCAATTTGTTTTACTAATTCATTAATAGTCAAAGGAGAGTCAGTAGCTTCAAACAAAAACTTTTTTGCTTGTTTTTCTTTTCCATCAACATTGTGGAATAATAGTTGGCTACTTTTGCCAGTAACAATTTTCATATCATAGTTTCCTAAAAATTGTTTTTTCTTATATATAGTACAGTCTGCAACGCTAATATTTTCTGGAAATTCCACTTCAGGATTTAATTGTATATTTAATCCTGTTTTTTTTACCAACCAATCAGCAAACTCTCTTTCATTTTGTTTTGTTCTATATTTTACAAAATGATCATCAATAATATATTTCTCTCCGTTGTAATTAAATATTTCATCTTTTTCTAATACCTTTGTTTCTTTATTATTTACATCAGAAATATCAGACCATTGATTTGTTATATCAACATAAGAATTATTAATAAGTTTTTCTTTCTCGTTTATCCATTGTTCTTTTCTATTAGCAAACATTTGAATATTAATAGGAGATATTGAACCATTTTCTAATCTATCAAATCTTTTGATATTTCTATCAATATAATTTAATTCATTATTATTAATTTCATCAATTCTATTATTTATCCAATTAATATCATTTTCATATTCTTCATCAGAATAATTTTCTATATCATCAGCCTCCGGATAATAAGTCGTTAAGCCATGGCGACAATTTGGATGTAAAAACCCTTGTTTCATTGCTTCACTTAATAGCATGTACTTACCATCTTTTTTTGTGCCACCAGAATACACATCATCAATAAATATTTTATTTTCCCATTTTTGACATATTGGACAAGCACCACCATGAGATGTTGATTGGACTAATACTCTTCCTATAGATTTTCTAAAGTCTCCTTCCCCCATTAATTGAGCCCTTAAGCTTGCAGTTCTAACAGCCATTTGAGAATAACTGGCAATATTGACTCTTCTGCCATTCTTATATTCGACACAGTTAAATCCTCTACTTAAAAAGTCTTTATTTGCTTCATCTATAGCAAGTTTAGTTTTTTGTAGTTCAGTTAATTCTTTAGTTGCCATTCTAGCAGACTGTTTTTCAGTAAAAACTCCATTAGCAACAAAAAAAGCACTCTTATGAATAACTTGCCTATACTGATCATTTGCCATTCTTAAAACTGCTGTGTTAGCGGTTTTTAAGTCATTATTTACAACTTTTATCAAAGCATTGACCTTTCTATCATTTGTTCTAAAAAAACTATGATTCATTATTTTATTAGGTTTTAAATTTTTGCCCATTACTTTATTATACTGATTAATTGCATTAATAGAGCCTTGCTTAAGTTCTCTTTTTAAATGCTGTGATACTTCATCAGATAATCCCTTAGTATAACCACCAATAATATCTTTATTTTCTCTTTGATATCTTTTTAATTCTTTCAACTTTTCTGATTGCCATTGAGAATATTCAAAGCCGGTATCTTTTTCTTCTTTAAGATGTCTTTTATAGTTTCTTTTCATCGAAGATATCAATTCTATTTCCATATCTTCATATATTTTTTTTATATTATAATCATTCATTAATTATCACTACTTTGAATTATTCTTATATCACTAAAATTACAATTAATGTTTGTTACAACATTATCGCTTTTTTTATCAGTAAAATTAATTCTTTCTTTTCCACCCCAAGTACTGATACTAAAATAAGTGATATTTTCATATGTTTTTCCATCATATTTGATTTTTAATCCCTTTATTGGTTTTTCCTTACTTTCCACCATCTTCAACACCACCTTTCAACATCTCTTCATTTTCAATTAAATCTAAATCTTCATTGATTGATGGTTCTTCCATATCAACTATTCCAGATTCATTTTTAATTCTTTTTACTTCTTCCTTTTTCCATTTTTCATCTTTGGTATCACCATATAACTCTTCAATACTTGTCTCTATACTCATAACACCATTTGTTTTAGCTTTTCCTATTGTTTCAACTTGTGCTTCAAACGATGGATTAGCATAACCACCAAAACTTGCAACACCATCTATATCAGTAATTTCATTCTTTTCCATAGTGTCATACACTTTAAAGGTAATGTTAACAATATCATTTATTGTTTTAGTAAGTGTTTCAATTATTTGGTTTCTTTTGTAAAGAGTTGTTTTTTCTTTTTCTCTTGTTGCTTCTGCATTATCTATTTTCTTTGTGTCAATGCCCAATGTACTTGGACTAATCAAACCAGTTAAACATTGATCTAATGCAGTAATGTAAGTGCTCAATAGTGCTTCGTGCTGAATTTGACCTTGTGTAGTCTCTATTCTGTTCTTAACATCTTCTCCAATGCTTTCTTCTACAGAAATAAAATCGTTATCTAAATCACTACCCCTTAATAACAATCCAGTTTCCGGATCTCTAGGTAATAATGATTCAGGTATATATGTTTTTATTTGTCCTTTTCTCAATGCTAACATCCATTGTGACCATACCTCATCAAAAGCATCAAAATTATCAAGTTTGCCATCTAATAAAGATTTTCCTCTTCCTTTATATTTCTTTGACTTTTTAAACATAATTGGTAATGCCATTAAAAAATCATTTTGATTAGTAACCTTTTCATATTTTTTTGCTAATTCTGGGAAATCTTTCAAATCAAGTTCTGTACCTTCTTTGTTATGTAATTTATAAGTAATTCCATTTTTATCATATTTTTCTAGCAAAGTATAATATTGCTTATTTATAACTTTTTTAGTTTTAAATATAACTGCTATTAATCTACCTCTTTCATATTCAAAATCAACTCTAGAGCCATCATAGAACTCAATTATAGGATATTTACTTATACTAGTATCTATTGACCACTTAAATGCACCATCACCAGATACTAAAGTGCCCACCACTGCATCTCTTATCAAACTTTTCACATCATTTTCTTTAGATATTTCATTCCATTCTTCTTGTCTTTTTTCAACATCAATTTTATCCAAGTCATCAGTAGCAACATCTGCCAAAGTGTCTATTATCATTGATGGTAAGCCCGTATGAATTTTTCTAATATTCATACCAACTGTAGGTTTACTTCCCCAAAAGTGTTTATTTCCAAGTCTATCATCAGCTTGTTCATAAAGTTGTTCCAATTCACTAGGTTCACCTCTATACCAAATCATATTTATAAATGCCTGACTTTCAAAGTTATTCAATTGCTCTATATCAAAATTAACTGAACCAGGATTTTTAATCTCTAACCAATTTCTTATCATATTTTTCACCCATCCCATATTTTCACTCCTCGTTTATATCTTTTATCATTTGCTTTATCATTTCCCAATTTCCTATTAAGTTTTTGAATGGTAACCAAGCATACTGACATCCTTGTATACTATGGTCATTACCATCTTCTAGTTGTCCATCTTCTGTAAAACTATACACATTCATTTCATCTATATAATCTTTGCAAGTTTCTACAATTAAAAAATCTTCAGTATTTAACCAAGATTGTTGCAATTGCACTCTTGTTAAGTTCTTTGTTTTTTTCCATGCCCCTTCAAACATATAAATACAAGCATTTTTTCTTTTATACTTTTTTGCTTCTGCTATTGTTCCAGCATCAGCACTATCTATAAAAATGTATCTTGCAAATCCCCATTTGTTTTTGCATTTCTCAGCAAAATTAATCAATTTAGGTATAACATCTGATGGAGCAAATGGTATTTCTCTATCTTTGTTGTTGTAAGTTTCTTCTTCAAGTAGTATACATTTTCTGTCATCAGTAATCCCAGTAAATTCAAATGTAAGTTTGTCGTGAGATTTTTTTGAATATGAGGTGTCACAACCTATTGAAAATCTAATAAACTTTCTTTTCTTTTTAGGTTCCTTTTCTTTCCAATCCTCAAACATTGCTTGTTTTTCATTTATGATGTGCTTCTCAGCAATTACATTAAATACAAGTCCGGTTGCTTTTCCTCTTAAACCTTGTATTTTATTTTTATATAACTTTGTTCCTACTGGAACCGACTCTATTATTTGTCTTTTCTTATCTTCACTTAAACTTAAATTATGATTAAATGTAAAATACCACCAAGTCCAATCAGAAACTTGTGTCTCATTTAACATTTCTAATAATTTTAGTGGTCCATCACTTTTGTATTTTTCTATTGGTCTAGATTTATTAACGAACTCTGTATAACATTCTTTATTCGGATCATCAGGATTCATAGTACATAGTCTGTAATCTGCTCTCATGAATGCTTCTCGAACAAACTCCATATCAGCAATATTAAACTCATCTATAAATAATCCAAATACTTGTCCACCTAATGCTTTTTTCCATCTTGCTTTATTATCATATCCTAGTACATAAATTATCTTGTTACCATTTTCTGTATGGAAAATTATATGCGGAAGGCTTATCTTCCCTTTTCCATTTGGATTGTACTCTACACATCCACCTTCTTTATAATCTCCGAATATTTCAATTAAACCTTTATCTGAATTAATTATATTTTTTTCGATGGTTCCTAAGTCTAGTCCTGATATAATACTCGGTTTAGTTCCTTTATAATTTGATATTTTGAACATGAACTTTGGTATTCCTACAGTAGTCTTTCCAGCAAAAGTTGTCCCCTCGAGAAATTCAGTACTGCAATCATATTTAAGAAAATCTATATATTTTTCACTTAACGGAAATTCTTCATTCACTCTTACCACCTAGTTGTCTATATATAGATGATAATATCTTAGTAGCTTCGGGATTTTCAATTTTAACTGTTTCTGTAAACATTCCTAAATATTTACCTAATAATTCTAGTGCCTTAACTTTATCATAAGTTTCAACACATATTCCATTTTTTGTTCTTTTATACCCTGCTATCACCTTTTTATCGATTTCTTCTAAATCATCTGTATAAGCAAATTCAATATCTTCGTATTCTATCTTTTTTCCATCTTTTGATTCAACTGTCTTTTTTACCAACTTCGCTATTTTTGTTCTATCAGTAAATGCTATAGCGGCCAACTCTTTTACTACCATGTTTATATTTACAATTGCTTTTTCTTCTACTTTTAATCGTAGTTCTTCAATATACTTTTTTATGTTAGCATTTGTTAGCATTCTACTGGCATTAGTTCTAGCAGTTTCCTCTTTTTTGCAGGTCTTGTATACTTTCATATATGCTTGAGTAGCATTCATACCTAATTTTAAATACTCTTGGCAAAACTTCTTTTGATTATTTGTTAAATTCATTCTTATCACCTGCATTTCTTTTTTTAATAAAAAAAGACACTAATGTGTCAATCTGATTACATACTAAATGAAAAAGATAAATATCATTTAATAGAGTAAATGAGGTATGTAATCTCGCATTAGTAAGTACTATACTAATGATGTTCGCTTTCTATCCCTCATCGGCCGAATTCTTTGAAATAGAGGCTTTTTTAACTACATCATCAGTATACTACCTACTAATAGGTAGTGTACCAGGGGTTAGTTATGTGTGTGACTTTATATATTATCACAATAACATCATAAACCTAGTTTTGTCTCATTTTGTCTCATAATTATTTTTATATAGGTTTTCTTTCATCTCCGATATAAATCTATAGACTTGAGGCCTGCTATACCCTACTAAACGATAAAACTTATACACAGATCTATGTTCTATCCATCTATAGATGTATATTTTGTCATATACATCCCCTTCTTCTTTCATTTTGATTAACTTCTTCTTAAGCTCATAATTTAGCATATCTCGTGTATTTCTACTTTGGTTAATCAATTTATCAACTTCATCTATTTCACTCGTGTAGTTAATTAAATTAGTGTCTGGTGAAGTATTTATGGTTACCATAACTTCTTTAGGCTTTACCGCCCCTGGCATTACAGATAATATTAATTCACTTTTCTTTTCTAATGCTTCGTTATAGTTTCTCTCTGCTTTCTTAAATTGCTTCAGCAATTCGTTATATTCTATATACATTACTACACCCCTTTTATTATTTTTTGCATTTCATCTTCAGTGTATTGTTTGTTAACATATTTTTTTCCTAGTGTTTTTTCTTTTTTATATACTTCTGCTAATAAAAATTGTCTATTGTCCTTAGAAATTATTTTATTTTTATGCTCATTGTATTTTGAAAGTAATTCCATATCATTTTTTATCTTTCTTCTTTCTTGTCTCAATGACTTAATTTCTTTTAGCATTCTATAACACCAAAGAACATTTATTTTATTGTTTTCTATATAATGAAGTAGATCTTGTGTCTTACTATCAACTACACTCAATTTATCACATAATGAATTATTATAATCATCTATTTTATCTAATTTTGCTACTATTTCTTTTATCTCTTCTACTACATTCATTTACTTCCCCTTTCCATAACCTTAACTTCCCCTGATATTGTTAATCATTTCTAATCATATTTCTTTTTAATAAGCATACAGCTTGTTTTAATTCACAATCATGAGTTAATTGTTTATAATATTTTTCACTAGTTTCTACTATTCCTATTATCTTTACTAGATCATAATCATTTTTATTTCCTACTACTGCATAATCTCCTACTACTGGTTTTAATTGCATATGAGATATATCCCAGTAAAATATAGCACCATTGTTTAATTTTCCTAATATTAACTTCATTATTTATCACTCTCCTAATTACCATTGTTCTTTGTTTTTTTCATAATTGATATTAATTGTAGTTTTCCAAGTGGCATCTAATGCTTTACCTGTACTATCGATAAAACTATCTACAAACTTATTTATATTTGCTTTTTTATTTAATTCTTTTCTTATAATTTCAGAACATTCTCCTCTTTTTGCTTCTATCATACTTTTTATTTCTTCTTTTACTACTTCCGTAAGCATATTATTTACATACACTTCTAACAATGTATATTTATTATCACTTGAATAACTACTTATTTTACCTGTTTTATCTACTTTTGTATCTAATACACTCTTTACTATTTGACTTACTATTTCATTTTTACCATTTAAACTTTCTGATATTCCCATTAATACTGTTTGTTTTACTGCTTCTTGTAAATAGTCCTTATCAACATTTAAATTAACCCCCACTATATTATTATTCATCTTTATTTCCTCCTAATGCTAATTCTTCTTCATTATCTTTTAATTTATCTGCAATGTTCTTATTGGTTTTATCTACATATTGTTTAAACTCTTTATAGTTCATTTATTCTTCCTCAACTTTCTCACTATATATCACTATTGACTTTATTGTTACAATACCATCTATATGTCCACAATTTTTCTTTAACTTATCCCTAAATCGTTTTAAATTTTCTTCATAATTTTTACCACAATAGCCAGATATAGTAGTGTATTTTGTTTTATATTTGTTTTTATCTTTAATCTTTAACATCACTTACACCTCTTTCACACTCAATATTTTAAGTACATAATATAGTTTGTTAGACTCTGCTCCCCATTCTTCTTTGCCATAACCTTTTTGTATTTTTACATAACATTGTATTTTGGGGCTATTTGATAAATAACCATTTCTTAAAATAATATCTGCATAAACTATTGGATTATTATTTAAAATCCATTTTAAACCTACACCACTTGCAATATAGTTGTTATAAAATCTACTAGCATAATAAGGCTTAATTTCTCTATATTCTTCTTTCTTTTCTCCAGATTTTATCATATCAAACCATTTCTTTTTTATTGGTAATGTTAGCATATTTACACCTCTTTATCTTCTAATATTTCTTTTAAATCCTTTATTAAAGATTTTTTAAATTCATAATCTATACTTGATTTAACTTCTTGTTCTTCCCATTTTTTCATTAATGGGAAACTAAATACTTTAAATACATCATAGTTATCTAAATAATTGTTTACTTTATCAATAATTTCTTGTTGCTTTTTATTTTCTTTCATTAAATTAATAATTAAATTGTAAAGTATAATATTATAATGAAGAATTAAACCATCATCACTATAATTAGTTATTTTACTTTCTAACAATTTTATTGCTTTATATTCTTCTGATGTTTTATCATAAATTATTTCTTTTTCCATTTTATTTCTCCTTTAATATTTTCATCAATTCTAATAAATCATCTGTAATTCTTTCTTCATCACCAACTTCAAACATATTATTTATTTTATTTAGTGCATTTTCTATTTTCTTTTTTAATTTTTCATTTTCCTTAATTAATTTCATTTTCTCTCTATATCTTTTTTGCTGTGCTAATCTTTTTCTGTGGCCTCTTTCGGTTTTATAATATTTTATAGTATATTCTTTTCTTTTTTCTGGGTTAAGTTTTTCCCATTCTCTAACTCTATCAATTTCTTTTTCTCTATTTTGATGATATGTTATAAAATTATCTTCTTTTTTATTACAACATGCTCTCATATTACCTAACTTTCCCTTTCACTTTTTCTTCTTGATATATTTCTAGTACCCATTTTAAATTAATCAATGCCCCTTTTACTTCTGGGCTTGCTGGTAAACTAAGTAAGTAATTTATTTTTAAATCTATTTTTTCTTCAAAGGTTAAACCTTCATAATTTATATTTATATCTTTCATAATTACCTCCTATTCATCACTTTTGAAATTATATATTGGCTTAATAATTTTAATAATATCTACTGTATCCCCTATATTATTAATTATTTCTTGCATTGGTTTATATACAAATGGTGCTTCATCAATTGTATTTTCATTTACTGATGTTGTATAAATATTTTTCATACTTTCTTTATATTCTTCTAAATTAAAAGTCTCTTTTGCTTTTATCCTAGACATTATTCTACCTGCTCCATGTGGAGCTGAACAATTCCAATCATCATTGCCTTTTCCTATTCCAATAATACAACCATCTCTCATATTCATTGGTATTAATACCATTTCACCTGTTTTAGCAGATGTAGCACCTTTACGAACTATGTTATCTTCAAATGATATATAATTATGTATTGTTTCAAAATACCAGAAATCCTTCTCAATCATATCTTGAGTATACCAATCGCAAGAGGATATTGCTTTTTCCCTTAATCTTACACTTTTATATCCTTCATAATATGGCAGTTCAAAGTAATTACATAATATTTGTTTTGCTATAGACAAACGATTGTCTTTAGCAAACTCTTGGCATATTCTCATATCGTATAAATATTGTGATCTTAAATCCTTTTCTAAATAACATAAATCTTTTGGTAATTTTGTTTTACCCTCATATTTTTTTGATATTTCAATTAATTTATCTTGTATTTCTTTTTCTCTGTGTTGTTCTTTATATTCCTTTATAAGTTTTTGTTTTTCTTCTTTCATCTCATCTTCATAAGAACAGTATTTAATTGCTTTCTCTTGATATATTTCGGCAACTTGTTTCCCCAAATTTCTTGAGCCTGTATGTATTACTAAATATTTATTATCATCTTCATCAACATCTATTTCTATAAAGTGATTTCCACCACCCAATGTTCCCATAGATTTTTCTAACCAATTATCTTTATTTTTTAATAATTTATAACAATATAGTTGCTCTAACTCTAAAAACTTATATCTTTGATTTTCGTGGACATTCATTCCACTAGGAACATATTCACTAATAATTTTATCTAATCTTTCTAAATCTAAATCAATGTTGCCTAATTCAACACATAACATACCACAGCCAATATCAACACCAACTATATTTGGAATTACTTTATTTCCTAAATCACCAGTAAAACCAATCACACAACCTTTACCAGCCTGAACATCAGGCATTATACGGATTTTGCTATCCTTAAATGCCTCTTGGTCTAATAATTCATTTATTTGATTTGTTGCTTCTTGTTCAATATTGTTAGTAAATATTTTTATATTTTTCATACTTATTCTCCTATTCTATATTCTGCAATTTCAAATAATTCTTTTGTTACGACTGATTTAATGGCTTGTTTATAAAATTTATAGTGGTTAGTTGTTCCATTTTCTACTGGATAATCACATTGTACGAAGTGTGCATAATCATAACCTTTTAATGACACCTTATAGCCGTTAACATAATCTCCTACTTTAATTAAATCTATTATGTCATAACTAGCATCTTGAATACTTTTTTTATTTATATAAAATCCATTTAATTTATATTCTCTTTCGTTAAAATCAACTAACTCTTTTATTTTTTTTATTACCCCGCCATATCGTACATACATTCCAACTTCTAATTTCATTTATTCCACTCCTTTATCATAATAATTAAGCCTATTATGGCTCCTATACCAATTAACCCCCAGAATATTAATGGTATATATAATATAAGCATTTAATCATCTCTCTCTGCTTCTACTAATCTTGCTATTTTCAATTCAGGAATTATTTTTATTTCGTGTCTTAAAGATCTATTAATTATTGGATTAAAATAATCAAATGTTTGAGTTTTTATACCTCCACTTTGTTTAACCTCATCAATTTCTTCAATATATTTTAATAACTTTTCATTTACTTCTTGTAATGATATTAATGAACCTTCTATTTGTTTTAATTGTTCTTTAAGTTTTACATTACTATCTAATAATTTTTTATTTTCTATTTCTATCTCACTTTGATATGGTATATCATTTTTAATATTTATCAATTGTTTAGAAATTGTATTGCCTAATTGTTTGATTTCTGTTCTAATTCCATTTAAATTATAAAACATTATTTTTCCTCCTTACCACTTATAAGTCCACATCAAGTAAAGAACTAATATGCTTGCTATAGCCATTCCTAAAAAGAATATTGTTATTAGAAATACGCACACATTTTCACACTTTGCTTTTCTTTGTGCTTGTCTATATTGTATTTCTTCTTTAGTTAATCTTTTTTTTGGTATTTTTTTCTTAATTTTCGGAAACTTTTTTTGTAATTTTTTTATTTCTTTTTCAGTTAATTTCCTGGGTTTCATAATTTTCTAATCCTCTCTGGTCTACTATTTTTATCCATAGATCCATTTCCTAAAGTACAACCATACTTTTTAATTTGATAGTTTTCTATTTCTACAACTAGCTTGTCCAAATACTTAAAATCACCATGTAACTTCTTAAACTTTGCTCTAAACATACTTGAATTAATCATTGATTTATCTTTATAGAGATTGAAGTAAAATTGTAATTTGAACTCACTCTCGTTCATCTTCTCCATCCCCTTTATTCTCTAGTTTTTCTTTTTCCGTATCCAACGCATCCGATAATTTTTTTATCTCTAGTATTGCATAATCATATCTAGCATCATTCATTTTAGATATTACATTTATTCTATGTGGCAAGTATGATTCAACTAGTTCTAATATTTTATTTCTGCTTTCAAGGAAGGTATTTCTCTGTTCCATCTTGTCATATTTTCTTTGAAGTATTTTTAGTCTTTCTTCTGCAAAGTTTTTATCTCTTTTTAGTCTTTCTATTTCTTTTTTATTTCCTGCTAACTCTTGAGCAGTTCCAATATCTAATATTTCCCCTTTCATTTTTTCCTCCTCTATTTTCACTACACAATAACCATTTTTACATCTTTTTCTGTGTGTTGGTGTTGTATAAAAAGTTATTGTTTCAACTCTTACTTTTAGTAGTTCTGCTAATTCTTTTTTTGTTCCGATTCCAACAAGCTTTTCTCCTTTGTATAAAGCATACTGACTATTTCTTTTCATACAATAGTTCCTCTAATTTTTCCATTGTTTCCTTTAAATCTAAAAGTTGAGGAGCAGTTTTAATTTGTTTGCCATTTTTTAGCATTGATAAATATTTTAATGCTTTTTTTATAATAACACTGTAATCCCTCATTAACACCACTCCTCTAATAATCTCTCTAATTCAATATCATCTTTAGTTTTTATTCCTAAATCTTTAGCTTCTTGTACTACACCATTTAAGAGAATACTCATTTCTTTGGTGTCATACTCACTACTACCTTTGTAAATTTTATAATGGTTAAACTCTTTATCATTTAAAATGCTAGTTCCAGCCAATTTATAATATTTAAAGTAACCTTTAACATCTATTTCAGATAATATACTTACCATTTCAGATTGTCCATAATCTATTAGCATCTGTAGATATACTTCTTCTTTTGACTTGTTAAGCACATTTCCTATTTCAGTTACTAATTTCCAAAGATAAGCATTTGCATTTAAGCTTCTCTTTTCTCTATGCTTATCTATTTTTACATCGTAGACGGTATCTTTATCTAATCTAAATAATAAAGGTAAGAACTTTTCTATCTTTCCAGTATCATCTATCATAAAAATCACCTTTCATACATTTTGCTAATCCTTTTTGCCCACAACTATTTAAATATCTTTTTAAAAACGTGAAACGTTCTTCATCCATCTTCATTGTTCCATCGGTTATTGCATAAACAAGGTTATATATTAAGCTTCTTGGATCATTATAAAATAGCAATCTCATATCAGTTATATTATTTTCTTTACCATCAACAATATTATTCCAATATACTTTTGTATGATTTTCATCTCTTTCTTTATTTAATTCTGATATAGGTCTGTTGCATTTAAAACTTCTGCATATTTTCGGCCTGACATTATATATTTTGCATTCTTTTTTTTCTCTGTCATAAAAACAACATTGTAAATTTATATTATTTTCATTTTGAAAAAATTCTGGTGCAATTTGATTTTCTTTGATATAATTTCTTATTTGTTTTTCTTCTTTTCTAGTAAGTGGTATCATAGCCGAGCAACAATTCCCACATCTACTGCAATTCCCACATTTATCACAATAATTTTTCATTTTATTTCTCCTAAAATGGTAAATCAGAATCATTAATTTGCACTTCGTTTCCAAAGTTAGCAAATGGATCATTTGCGGTAGGCATACTATCAATTTGCTCAGTAGTTATTGAGCCAGGTTTTTCTGGCGGTTCTTCTAAATTATTTACACTATCGTTACTGCCTTTACTATCAAGAAAAGTAACATTTGATACAAATACTTCAGTAACATATACTTTCTTACCATCTTTATCATCATAATTTCTAGTTTGAATTCTTCCCTCTACTGCCACTTGATTACCTTTCTTTTGATATTTAGAAAGATTCTCCGCTAGCTTGTCCCATACTACACAATTAATAAAATCTGCCTTTCTTTCACCATCTTCATTTGTATATGGTCTATTTACCGCTATAGTAAATTGACATACTTCTCTTTTTGTGTTTTCTGTCATTTTAAGTTCAGGATCTTTAGTTAATCTTCCAACTAATATTGCCTTGTTCATTTCTTAATTCCTCCTAATAATTTCATTAATTTATCTTTAAATTCTTCCCTTTCATTGATGTAAACATATTCTCCACACCAACTACATAATTTTTTAATTCTTTTTTCAAAAGGATAAATAACAACTGAATGACCACATCTACACATATGTTTATATTTAGCTATTTCATCCGATTTTTTTATTATTTCTTTATTGTTCATACAGACCAAATCTTATTTCATCGTAGTCAGGCTCATTTATACTGATTTCTTTTGAGTTTTCTAATTGTTCTCGTAAATGTTTTACTTCACTAATTAAATCATCAATCATTATTTCTATTTCTACTATAGAAGCATAACCATTTCTTGTACAATAATCAGTCATAGTTATTTCTTCTATTTCTTTTATTTTTTCCTCACTTAATATCATTTTTATTCCTTTCCTTATGTTCGTGCATAAACATATATTTAGAATTATTTCCCATGTTGTTGATTAACCATTCAGTTGCAGTTACTTTACTTAAATGAGTATTTTTTACTCTGCTTTCGTAATATCGATTTTCTGCTCTTTGATGTAATTCTTCCTCATTTTCATAATTACCTTCAATAAAATAGTAATCATAGTTTTTAGCAATTATATGGTCTATTCGATTAGTATCAGTAGCATATATCAATTTATTTCCATTTATTTTTAGTTTGTAGCCACATTGTGGTACATCATGATATAGTTTTATAGGTATTACTTTAAAAGTTTTATATGAGTAAGTTTTGCCTGTTTCATAGACATCTATATTTTTCTTATTTACTCCACATTCAATTAAATCTTTTACTAACCATTCACAGCAGCCAAATCTCAATGTAGGCCTTTCAATGGCTAATTTTGATATGGTTTTCTTGTTAAAGTGATCTCCATGAGTATGAGTTAGAAGAACTATTTCTAATCTCTTGTAATATTCATTTAATTTCTTAAATGAAATCCCACAATCAATTAAAATAGTATCTTCTATAACCATTCCATTTCCATCAGAGCCACTATTAATTATTTTATAGTTCATTTATATTAACCTGTTTTACTTCTGTAGCCTTTTCAGTTGCTTCTGTTGTTTCAGTATTTATTGCCTCTTCAGTAGGTACAGATACTATAGGTTGATTATCAACATAATCACAAGTTCCATCTTCTTTTATAACTGACATATCCTTTGTTAAAGCTTCTTGCATGTCTATACTCATAATTCCCCATTTAGAAATTAATTGTCTTAGCATAGTTTTAAAAGCCATACCATCGAAATCTTTACTCCAAAATGAATAATTAGAGCCTTTTTTTACATCACTTGCATATGCTTGTGAATACTCTAGTGCATGCTTTTGCATTTTTTCTTTTGACCAATATAGATTTTTATAAAATCCATTTAAGTATTCAAAATAAGCTATATAACCAATTATTGGTTTATTTTCTCTTTCAACCTCATCTTCTATAAATTCAAATTGATGTTTACCAGTAATTTTATTTCTACCTAAGTATTCGCCTTCTCTTACTTCTATAACATCGATGTCTTTGTATTGACCACTTCTAATAGCCAATTGTATATATCCCTTGTATCCTAATTGGAATTGTGCTTTTTTAGATATTACTTCATATTTTTTTGTTTTTTCATTATATTTTTTTTGGTCAAAAGGCACTAAATAGTATTGACCTAATTGAGGGCTTGGACTTAAATTAAGTGCTTCTCCAAGTAATGCTCCACTAAGAATACTTCCGGCATCGCATTCTTGCAAACCAGGATTAGTAGCTACTGCACTACTTATTGCTGCAATAAACTTAGCTGACCTTTTTGGATCTCCCAATGTATTATTAATTAATTTTTTATAGCCTTCACTTTGAATTGCCAAACTAAACTTTGGTTTGCTTTGTAATTGATTATTCATTGATATATCCCTCCTTGATTAAATAATTCTTCAATTCCTTTAATCTAGGTAAAGTAGCCTTAACTTTAAAGGTCATCTCGTATAATTCTTCTTGCTCTTCAAAATCATCAATAGTTGTTTGTTCTTCAACTGGTGCAGATAACACTTCTTCTACTTTCTCAACTACTTTTTCTTCTTGTTTTTGTTCCTCTTGTAATATTTCGTAATCTTTTTGTACTAGATTTAATATTACATGTCTATCATTTACTTCTTTGATAGCCAAAGACAAGTTTTTATTTTTTAGATATTCAACAAGTATTTCACTATTGTGTTCCATAGTATTTATTGTTTCAATGTCTCTTTCGACATTGTCTACTTTTTCAATAATTGCATCTTTGTATTTTTTTACCAATGCTCCTTTATCAGTTAAACCATCTAAACCAATTTGTAAGTTAAGTTCTTCAAATGATAAGTAATTATCTTTGATAACCGTCTTGGAAGCTTTATATTCGTTAAAATAATCAATTGCTAATTTTTTAGTCTTTTCTTTTAAACTATTCTCTACTTCATCAATTTTAGTTTTTAATGTTATGTCTGCTTGTTGATATTTTGACTTTATTTCTGCCTCATAAGTTTTATTAAATAAATCATAAGGTGCATTGATTTTTTCTTTTATGTCTTTTCTTTGTCTTTCAAAATCTTTAAGTTCTGCCCCTAATTTAGTTCTTAGTTCTTTGATAGACTTTCTTGTCTCTTCACTGCAGACTAATGAATTTAAGTTTAGATCTTCAAGTCTTTTATCTAATTCTGCTCCGACTTCTTTAATTTTTTCAGTAATTTTTGGTAATTGTTCTACCACTGCTATTTGCATCTTTTCTTCCATTTTTTCATACCTCTCTTTTTTTATTTAAAATCTTTTAACAAATCTTCTAATTCTTTCTGAGACTCTTTTGAAGTTTCCTTTGCTATATTTTTATCAAACCAATCAGGATTCTTCGATTGATAAGTGATGTTTTTCTTTTGCATAATATCATACTCTCTTTCCCTTGCTTGGGCTTGTTGAACTGTCTTAACGTTCTCTCTTTCGTATGCTGAAAGAATTCTTGAAATATATTTTATGTTATATTTGCCATTTAAAATTGCTTGCTTAATAGCATATCTAGTCAAATCGTTATCTTTCCAAGTCCTAATTTCTTCATATTCTAGTGGTGCTAGTGTTCTTCCAAAGTTTTCTTCTACAAATATAAATAACTTATTAACAACAACACTATTATTATTTATTTCTTTATATTCTTTATTTTCTTTATATTCTTTAGTTGTGGTTATTTGTTGGTTATTTGTTGGTTGATTGTTGGTTACTTGTTGGTTATTTTGAGTGTTATTTTGTTGGTTAAGTTTTTCCTCTCTTTGTTGATAATTATCATATTTTACAATAGTTACCAAAGAATATTTGTTGGTTACATCGATGGTTATTTCGTTGGTTGAAATTAACTTATTTAATGATGTTCTCACCTGCTGCTCTGTCAAACTGGTTTCCTTGCTTAATTTTTTTCTTCCAGTTACGACCTGACCTCTTTTAATAATTCTTCCTTGCCACTTTTTATCTTCCCAATTAGCTATCAAAAGCAAATGGATAAATAATATTTTTGTGTTATTATCGTTGTACCACTCCCACTTTAACATCTTTCTATGAAGTTTTATAAAACTCTTGTTATCATCCATATTGCCTCCATCTTTTCTCAACCAAAATCCCCTATTTGACAAAAAACATACAATTTGTTATAATTATGTATGTAAAAAGTTAATACAAACTTTTTATTTTTTCTTATTTATCTGCTAGTTGCGTTACCAAACTATTACTAGCAGATATTTTTTCTATTGTGATATTATTTGTAACTGCTAATGTAATTAACACTAACAATCCATAAAAGATAATTATTCCTTTATTTCTATTTAAGAACCTTTTCATTTACATCACCGCCTTTCTCATCTTATTTGCTTCTCTTCTAATTAAAGCAACATCTATATTTAACTTCTCTACTACTTTTCTAGTAGGAACTAATATAGGCCTAGTTTTGAAATAAAACTCGTTGTTTTTATCCATTTCATCACAGATTGATTTTCTAAAATTATTTATCGCATTAGTCCCTAATGGTAATATAATTTTTAAATCTTCTGTGCTTAACCAAGGCTTATTTAATACTTTTTCCTGTTCTATATAATTACTAACAGGTCTCTTTTTATTTTTTCCCATTTTATTTTCCTTTCTCGTGCTAGACTTATTTAGATATTCCAGTATCTATTTTTATTTACTTTTTCTCACTTCTAACTTATAATAAACAATTAGAAAGTGAGGTGAATAATTTGACAACTACTGATTGGATACAATTTTGGTTAGCAATTGGTACAGGTATTCTTTCGATTATTTCGACTATTTCAATTATTATTGTGTTAGTTCAAAATAAGCAAATAATTGAAAATTCAAAAAGAGCATATATCATAATGTACAAAGACACAATAGCCATTAACAGCCCTATTGAATATTTGGTCATTAAAAATAGTGGCAATACTACTGCACATATAACATCAATAACATATAATCAAGAAAATGTTGATAAACTCAGCGCTTTAAAACTTAATGAAGGTTTAAAATATTTAAATGACTCTTATATTGCACCTAATCAATCTTACAAACTTCCCATTAGATCTAATGACTCTGAACTTGAAACAGTTTCTTTTAGAATTGATTACCTGAGTTGTAAAAAAGAATATTCAGATACTTTTATAATTAATCTCAAACAAGATTATGGCATTGTTACGGCTAAACAAAGTGTACAAGGCAATGAACTTAAAATGATATCTAATTCTTTGCAAGAACTAATTAAAAGAATTAGTTAAAGCCCTTTAAATTTTAAAATCATTGCTACTATACTGCCTATTATTATAAATATTGCAAGTACTAACTGTATTGGTAAAAGTATTCGCAATATTTTTTCATATTTGTTGTCATACATATTTTTCACTTCTATCTCCTATTCCTCTTTTTCTTTTTCACAATTATTTTTGTGCATATCTGCACATACATTTTCAAAAAAAATTGACTTATCTGTCTTATAGAAATCTAATAGTTGTTCTAGTCTTTCCACTGATAGTCCATTTGAATTATTTTCATATCTTCTAAGTGTTTCTTTGTTTATATCTAAACTATCAGCAACATCTTCTAATTTCAAATTATTCCTAATTCTAATAATTTTCAGTTCTTTTCCTATTGAATTTTGCATCGTTTTACCTCCTAACTAACACTATTATATCGTGCATATATGCACTTGTCAATAGAAAATGTGCAAATTTACACAAAAAAAGTTGTTTTTTTTATTTTTTATGTTATAATTTAATAAGAAGGAGGAATTAAAATGGCTGAGTTTTTAAATAATAACATCAAATATTTAAGAAATAAAAATGGATTATCTCAACAAGGCTTAGCAGATAAAATTGGCATAGATAGATCAACAGTTTCAAGGATTGAAAACAACGAAATTGAAACAACGATAGATAATGCCATTAAAATTGCCGAAGCATTAAATGTACCACTATACGATTTAGTTGGAAGAGATTTAAGATTAACCCATATAAATACTCCTCCTAGTGAGGAAAAACACGAAGAATACAAAAAAATATTAAAAGAAAAAGGCTTAATGGATGATGAAGAAAACATAGATGAAGAAAGCCTTAATAAGTTGTTAAAAATAGCAGATATGATAGATGGTATTAATAAGAAAGAGAACTAATAATAGTCCTCTAACAATAAAAAATACAATGACAATTTAATTTTACGATATTTAAGTAACTTTATTAAATCATTGTACTTCATATAACCACCCCTATTATATTATAAAACTATAAAAGAAAGAAACATAAAAAGAAAGTAAATGATAAATAATGAAAATTAAAAATTTTATTAAATCCTTATATTATTCTTCTAATTACTATATCAAGAAATCAACTACTTTATATAAAAAAATGGACACATTAGAAAAAAAATATAAACAATACATTGATAGACATTATGAAATATTAGAAGACTTAAAAATTAATCGTAATTTATATTCAAAAGCAATTAATTGCAAAGATATCAATAATGAATATACTAATGAATGTATAAAATTATGTTATGAAGACTATAAGTTAGCAGAACATATTATTAATTGGCAAAAAGAATTAGCCGTCATACTAAACAAAAAATATGTTCCAATTAATTATGGAAGCAATAGTATTCTCTTGAAATTATTAGAAAAGCAAGAAAAATATAAAGAGGCAATCGAAATGTGCGATAATTATATTAAATTAGGTTTAACAAGCGATGGCACTAATGGTGGCATTATTAAAAGAAAAGAAAGATTATTAAAAAAATGTCAACTAAATTAAACATATATGGAGGTAATATTTTATGGGAAAATATGTAAAAAAAATATGTCCTAATTGTAATTGTGTTATACAAAATTATAAGTCCGATAATACTTATGGAATGGTTGATATTGGAATACCTTTCGAAATCTGCCCTAATTGTAAAACCATATTAATTAAAAAAAATATAAAAGAAATAAATATGCTTACTAGTATTGATTATATAAGAATATGGTTTTGGAATATTATTAGTGGCATAATATTAGGTGGTTTAATCTCACTTTTTATAACAGCAATAATTTCAAATATATTAAACACCAATGATATAGATATAGTATTTATTATAACATTTATCACTATATTGACAATATATTTTGTTAAATGTTATCAAGCTTTTAGAAAAAAAATTAATGAATCTAGTAATAGATTAAAAGATAAAGAATATTTAAAATTAATTGAAAAATTAAAAAAAGACTAGAACTGCTGGAACAGTCTAGTCAAAATACATAAAATAATCAAAATCTAGCACGATTAGGATTTTTCTATGCAATATAATTATAGCATAGAAACAATTCTATTTCAATAATAAAATGAAAGGAAAGTGATTTTTATGCCAGTATATAAAACAAAAACAGAAAAAACGAAAGATAATAGGATATGGTACTTTAAATGCAATTATAAAGATATCTATGGAAATATAAAGTCAAAGAAAAGCAAGAAGTTTTCTACTAAAGAAGAGGCAATTAAAGAAGAGGCAAAATTTTTAATTTTAGCAGGTAACACAACTACTATGTCTCCTACCTTCGATGACATATATAATGAGTATCTTATATATAAAAAAAAGAGTTGTAGAGAAACTACCATAATCAGAATTAAAGGATATTATAAACACATTGGAAAAATATTAGGAAATATAAAAATCGAAAAGCTTACTGCCAAACAATATTTATTATTTCAAGATGAAATGAATAAATTAGGATTATCTACAGTATACAAAAATCAATTGCATTCATTAGTATTATCTTTAATTGATTATGCCAATTTACTATATAATGTTGATTCAAAAGTTCCTAAAAGTATTGGTAAATTTAAAAATCCTACCGAAATGAAAAAAGAAATGCTTTTTTGGACTTATGATGAGTTCAATAAGTTCATTAGTATTGTAGATGATAATATGTACAAAGTCTTTTTTGAAATATTGTACTTTTGTGGACTAAGAAGAGGTGAAATACAGGCTCTAACGTGGAACGATATAAATTTTATAAAAGGAACAATCTCAATAAATAAAACTTTAACATCAAAAATAAAGGGGCAAAAATATGTCATATTTCCTCCAAAAACACAATCTAGTAATAGAACTATTCCAATCCCTAAGAATGCATTAGCAGGCTTAAAAACGCTTTATAAAGAATATTCTGTATTGGATGGATTTGAAAATGAATGCTTTGTATTTGGAACTTTCAAGCCACTAGCAGATACTTCAATAGAGAGAAAGAAAAATAAATGGTGTGATATAGCTGAAGTCAAAAGAATTAGAATTCATGACTTTAGACATTCTTGTGCTTCTCTATTAATCAATAATGGTGCAAACATAACTATTGTATCAAAATATTTAGGTCATAGTGATATATCAATGACACTAAATAGATACTCTCATATGTATGATTCTAAATTGGAAGAAGTAATTAATTTAATTGAAAATATAAATAAATAACTAAAAAAATGTACCTAAAATGTACCTAATAACATTTAAAAATATAAAAACCCTTATTTAATAAGGGTTAATAATCACTTGGTGCGGGTGAAGGGACTTGAACCCCCACGGATAAACCACTAGATCCTAAGTCTAGCGCGTCTGCCAATTTCGCCACACCCGCACATTATGGTGGACCCTGAAGGACTCGAACCTGCGACCGCCCGGTTATGAGCCGGATGCTCTAACCAACTGAGCTAAGGGTCCATTACTATATAAATATTAACTTTTCATACAAGATGAATGCTATCTACTATTGTTAGAGCATCCTTCTTGAAGAACAAATTAAGTATACCATTTTTAAGTACTTATGTCAATAAGTTAAATAATTATTTTAACTATTTTTTACTATTTTATGCTATTAATGAATAAAATTTACTATGAATAATCAAAATATTGAAGATAAAGCATTGACTACTCTAGCCTTTGTTATAGGGCTTGCTCTTATAGATAATCTATCTAGTACTGAACAAAATGCTGTTGGTAACTGGATAATGTTAATAGCGCAAACACTTTGTACTAATGGTAGTTATACTTTTAATAAAGAATGGAAAAGTCATACAAGTAATGGTAATACTCCTGTTACTAAAGATACTCTAGAAAAAGTTGGAGATATTATTAATAATACAATAAAAAAGAACTATTTCTAG